AAGTTTGTCCTCCTTCTTATGGAATGTAGTATTTATATAATCACAAAAGCGCGGTCATATATTAAAATTAGTCTGTTTCGCTAAGTGCTATAGTTTTTGTTATTCCGGAAACTGTTACCTGATAGGTAATCTGTTTGCTTGAATCAGAATAAGAAAACTCTTTTGTATCATCCAGAGAAGCAAGAAGAGCGGAATCGGTTGCTTCTTTGTCTCTGGTAGATGTCCAAGTATATTCTTCAGAATATTCTGTAGGAGCAGTATAGGTTCCAACCCAGTAAACAGCAGTCGTGTTTCCTTCATCCATGATCCAGTTTATTGTGATGGTATCCTCTGTAATATCTGCCTGCATCCAAGTACCGTCATCATCTTTGTACTCCCATTTTCCAGTAAGCACAACAGGTTCTTTGACTTCTTCCTTTGCTTCCTCTTTTGGAGTTTCGGCAGATGCTTCTGTCTTCTTGGATGATTCCTTTGCTTCTTTTGATGAAGCGGAGCTATTGCCGCAGGCTGTAAATGACAGTGCCATGCTTCCGATCAGAATCAATGCTACAAGTTTCTTTTTCATAATTTTTCCTCCTCATAAAAAGTGTTTCTATATAATCGCATATGCGGTTATACCAATTTCATCACAGACAACTGTGGTATAAAATACACCACATAATTATCTACCTGTTTACAGATCCCGTACTTATTCCGGTAACATTCAATACATTCTTCCAGAAATTCTTCTGTCACTTCCAGGTATTCTGCGATTTCAAACCGGTTCTGGCAGCCATGCTCAAAGGCTCGTACCAGTCCGATCAGACCGATCTGCTTGTTGTACGCCCAGAGTCTTGCCTGACGTTCCTGTTTTCGGTTGGCAGCAGATGTCATATCAAGAATATTGCCAACGGAAGTGTAGTGGTGTCCGAGTTCTTCGGCAAGGACACAGGATTTTTCTGTGGTTGTAGTAATATCCTGCCGGATTGCAATTCGACTACCTTTGATTCGACCATTATTATATTTTAGAGGTTTTTCTTTTACTGAGAGACCAATATCGCTGGCCTCATCTAAAAGTGCTTCATAAGTGTTTATTGCTAACACCCCCTAAAGATCAATTTTTCTTTTTCAAAGTATAATTTTCTTTTATAAAATATCCATTACCGCCCTGCCAACAATAGATTTCGACTTTGCCAATACTACCATCCGCAAGATAATATATCCGTCCATGTATAGTTTTCCCTGTTTTTGAAGATTCGCGTTTCCAAACCTCATCCGAAGATAATGGGGCAATTCTCATACTTAGAGGAAATTTAGCGGGTTTACCACTCTTGGTAGTAGGAGAACAAAACAAACAGCAAAAGTCATCGTGTCCAGATTTCATGCCTTCAGATGAAAATCGAGCAGTTGCAACATCAATACTGAAACGAGAAAAAATTTTATCCGTTTTGGCATGTTCTTTGATTATACTATTGATTTTTTTCAAGTCCTCTCTTGCCTTATTAAGATTTATTCCTTCAATGAGATAACACGGATCGGAATTAGGAGTATGTTTATAAACTTTAATGTTTGTAAAATCATATCCTATATTAGGGAAGAGCTTCATATCTTCGACAGTCACAGTTTTAACAGCAGGAACAGTAGGTTTTGGCTTTGGTACTTCTTTTTTGAAAAAATTGAAAAATCCCATAAATTATCTCCTTAAAAATTATCATCATCCATAACATCATTATCTGATGTATCTGTTCCTTCAGGAATATTTATATCTGTACGTGTGTGCGCAGCATTAAGTTGTGGACTTGTTTGCATTTCCTGAAGTGATAGCAACTGAGTAGTGTATTTGTCAATATCCTTTCGGTTTATTTCGTGTAAGTGTAAATAATTTTTAAAATGTTCTTTTTCGGAAGGTGAAAAATCTTTTATGCTATCAATTATATCTTCCAAATTATCATTGATAAAAGCATTTGCAATATCACCATCACTAACAGTCCATCCCATCAGATACGCTGGAGAAACGTTGCCGAGATGAGCAGCAGCCTCTATTTTGTCAGAGGGAATATTTGTAATGATATTATTTTCATACTTATATAGTGTTTGTTTGGATACATTTATTTTGTCAGCAAAATCAACCTGACTCATTCCTAGTTTGTTCCTAATTTCTTTTATACGTTCACCAACAGTCATGTTTAGTTCCTCCTTTATGAAGTAACTTTATAATAGCACAAAAATGTTGTAATTGCAATAAAAAATATCTTGACAAGTTACCGAAATGTGATATACTAAGAGTAACTTAAAAAGATACGGAGGTGAAAGTGTGATAAAGACAAATGAACTGAGAGGGATAATTGCTAAAAATGGATTATCTCAAACAGATGTTGCCAAAATGATAGGCGTTACGCCAAAAACATTTTATGAAAAGATGAAAAATGGTGTTTTTGGTAGTGATGAGATTCAAATTATGATTGATGAACTACATATAGATGATCCAATGCCTATTTTTTTTGCACATGAGTAACTTTTGAAGATACTAAAGGAGGCGTAAATGAAAGAATTACAAATTTTCAATTCAGAAGAGTTCGGGGAAATCCGAACAGTACAACTTAATAATGAAACATATTTTGTAGGAAAAGACGTGGCAACAGCACTTGGTTATGCAAATCCTAAAAATGCAGTTCCAACTCATGTAAGTGAGGAAGATAAGCTGAGTACCCAAATCGAGTACGCAGGTCAGAGAAGAGAAGTAACGGTCATCAACGAGTCTGGCTTATATGCTTTAATCTTCGGAAGTAAGCTGGAGTCAGCTAAGAGATTCAAACGCTGGGTGACAAGCGAGGTGCTTCCAGCTATCAGAAAGACTGGTTCTTATCAGAAGCCGCTTACACCACAGGAGATGTTGCGTATTCAGCTTGGTATGATCGATAACCACGAAGACAGAATCGCTGATCTTGAGCAGAATATGACTATTGATTACGGTCAGCAGATGGCGCTTGGCGATACAGTCAGCAGAGTGGTTATTGATGCACTTGGCGGGAAAGAAAGTAATGCCTATAAAGAAATCAGTAAAAAGGTATTTGCGGAATGCAACAGAGATTTGAAACATTACTTTAATGTCAATGCGAGAAATAATGTTCCAAAAAAGAAATTCGATGAAGCTGTGCAGTATGTAAAGAATTGGCAGCCGTGTACAAATACAAGGATTATGATTCAAGAATACAACGCCCAGTTATCTATGGAGTGTGATTAAAATTATGAATCAAGATGTAGGCGAGACACAAATCGCAAGAAAGCTTGTTAATCAGTATCCAGAGCTATCTGACCGCATTAGTTTCCGAGGACTGCAAAAGTTAGCACGGAGAGCATTGCTTAGGGGATATTCAGAGAAAATGGTAATATTCGGGTTAGATACGGTTATCAAAAAAAAACTATAAGCGAGACGAATATCACGGAAATGATGCGCTTGATGAGAAACGCTTCATATTGGACGCCGAGTTTCGATCCGTTATGAAAGGACAGGATGAGACAAAAATATTGTGGTGTTAAAGGGAAATAAGAAGAATTCAACAGGGTAAATCAACAAGTACAACCAGCATCGCATAGTTTAAAGAGAGGTGGTGGATTTGCAACATATTTTTATTGCAGAAATTGATGGAAAAGAAATTGACATGGCAACCATGATGCCGGAGGAAAAGCAAAAGGCAGTCATGGAAATGACCAGAAAGTTTGTAGAGCATTTTGGGTACCAGCAGGAGAAAACCGCGTAAGCGGTACCAGTTGGACAAGCAAAGGAGGGATAAGAGATGTTTTATAAAATTGCAAAGGCATTAAGTAAAGTGACTATTATTTTTGGATTTGTGCTTATGGTTGGTGGCGGTTCGGAAAAGAGTCAGGAACTGTTTTATTTATATGAAGCACTTGGAATAGTCACGTTTGCCGCCGGAGCGTTTGCACTGGAATGTTTTCAGTATCAAGAACACCAATATCGGAAAAGGAAAATAAGGGAGGCGAAAGAGCATGCCAGAAGAGAAGCAGCGTAAGAGCATCAGAGTAGGCGAGATCGATAAGATGATCAACAAACTGCAGTCGCTGGAAAGGGTTGACGGTACATCCGAGTATTACAAGAATAATGCGATCGCATACTTGTCGGATCTGGCAAATCATTTGGATAGGATAGGCGTAAAGACAATAAAAATGCGCCCGGAAGTTGCAGCTTCCAGTGGCGCACATAACAAAAAACTCAACTAAATTATAGGAAAATCGGAGGAGAAAGTCAATGATCAAAGTTGAAAATAGAGTATGTCATATTAAGACATCAAAGGGAATACCGGGATTAACGACAGATTTAGCGGTTATTGTTCGGACTGTTAAAAAGATACTGATGGAAGGGTGCGATCACAGCGAAACCGAGGCGAAAAAAGTGATTGACCGGGCGGTGGAACTTGGCTTTGCAACAGATGAAGAAATCACACAGGAAGCGATGGCAGCAATGGACAAAGTGATGATGCTTCTGAAAAATTTGCCACTTTAGATGAAGATGTGTACCTAAAGGGGGCGTGATAATGGAAAAGAAACCATTGATTATTCGGTGCTCTGATGGGTGGATCTACGGCTTATTCGGTTATTACGAGGAAGCGGTAGAAGTGGCAGAACAGCATATAGACGGAACAGAACATACATATATCATCATATGAAAAGCGTGAGGAAAAGATGGAACCTTATAAAATCTATGATTTTGAAGATGAAAAAGCCTGGCTGAAGGGGCGGTTAAACGGAATCGGCGGAAGTGATGCAAGTGCTGTGGTTGGAAAGAACCCATACAAAACAAACATTGAGCTGTTTGAAGAAAAGACCGGCAGAAGGATTGCACCAGACATTTCAGAAAAGCCTTATGTGATCTATGGGAAAGAGGCGGAGCAGTTCATCAGGGAGCTGTTCCGCCTGGATTATCCACAGTATCAGGTCACACACCATGAATTCCGAATCTTGCAGAGTCTGGAGTATCCGTTCATGCAGGCTTCTCTGGATGGGGAGCTGGTTGATCAGGACGGCCGGAAAGGGATTCTGGAGATTAAGACCACCAACATTCTGCAGTCTATGCAATATGAGAAATGGAAGGACCGGATCCCGGATAACTATTACATTCAGGTGCTGCATTATCTGCTTGTTACCGGATATGAGTTTGTTGTCCTCCGGGCGCATTTGCGGAGCAACTGGGGAACAGACGTCCGGACACAGGTGAAGCATTATTTTATTGAAAGAGCAGAAGTCCAGGCTGATCTGGATTATCTGCAGGAGGAAGAAATCAAGTTTTGGAAGTATGTGGAAAGCGGGCGCAAACCGCCGCTGATACTTCCGGAGATCTAAAAAGAAGGAGGAGCGTATGGAATTACGGATTACAAATCCGCAGGAAAGCTGGCTGACAGAGCAGATCCTGTGGAACAACGAGGAATTAAAGGCTGCGATTGCTGAGAAGGTAAAGGACTATAAGACGATCGCCTACACAGAGGATTCGCTCAAGGACATGAAAGCGGATCGGGCAGATCTGAACAAGCTGAAAAAAGCTTTCGAGGACGAACGGAAGCGTGTCAAGAAGATCTGCATGGAGCCGTACACCAAGTTTGAGCAGCAGGTCAAGGAAATCACAGCTCTGATCGATGAACCGATCGGACTGATTGACTCTCAGATCAAGGAGCTTGATGAGCGCCGCAAGGCTGCAAAACGGGAAGAGATTGAAGAACTGTTTGCATCCATCGGATTCCAGAGCTTTGTGAAGCTGGACATGGTCTGGGATGAAAAGTGGCTGAATGCAACGGTTACACTGCCAAAGATCGAAGAGCAGATGAAGAGCCGGATGTATCAGATTGGTACGGATGTGGTAACGATCAGCAAGCTTCCGGAATTTAAGTTTGAAGCAATGGAAGTTTACCGGAAGACACTGGATATGAACCAGGCGATTCAGGAAGGACAGAGGCTTGCCGACATCCAGAAAAGAAAACTGGAAGCGGAACGCATGGAGGCAGAGCGGAAAGCGAGGGAAGAGGAAGAAGCAGCGAAGCAGCAGACCGCAGCTGAACAGAAGGAAGAACTGGCAGAAGAGAAAGAAACAGCATCCGAATCTGTACCGGAAGCTCCGGAAGAGGAAGCAGTTTCAATTCTGGAAGAGGAAGAGCCGGTATTCCAGCTTGACTTCCGTGTATGGGGAACCAGGGGGCAGATTATGGCACTCCGTGAATATATGTTACAGAATCAGATTCGATTCGGAAAGGTGGAATAAGACATGGCAGTACAGAACAGTTTGGCAAGACAGGATCAGTCAATGAAGTTATCAGTTTATCTGCAGAACGATGCGGTAAAGAAGCAGATCAATCAGGTCGTTGGTGGAAAGAATGGGACAAGGTTCATTTCCAGTATTGTAAGTGCGGTGCAGAGTACACCGGCGCTGCAGGAGTGTACGAGCCCGAGTATCGTAAACGCTGCATTACTCGGAGAAGCGCTGAATCTTTCACCGTCCCCGCAGCTCGGTCAGTTTTATATGGTCCCGTTCGATAATAAGAAGAAAGGCTGCAAGGAAGCACAGTTCCAGCTTGGGTATAAAGGATATATTCAGCTGGCAATCCGTTCCGGTTACTACAAAAAGCTCAATGTGCTTGCAATCAAAGAAGGGGAGCTTGTCCGGTATGATCCTCTGGATGAAGAAGTGGAGGTTAATCTGATTGATGATGATATCCTCCGGGAGGAAGCTCCGACCATGGGATACTTCGCAATGTTCGAGTATGAGAATGGTTTCCGGAAGACCTTGTACTGGTCAAAGAAGAAAATGCTTGCACACGCTGAGAAGTATTCTTTTGCGTTTTACAAAAACGGTGGAGCAAAATCTCTGGAATTACTGGAACAGGGCAAGATTCCGGAAAAGGATATGTGGAAGTATTCTTCATTCTGGTTTAAGGATTTTGACGGAATGGCACTGAAAACCATGCTCCGTCAGCTGATCAGCAAATGGGGAATCATGAGTATTGATCTTCAGAATGCCATTGATAAGGATATGGCAGTGATCCATGAGGACGGAAAGACAGAATATGTGGATGCAGTGAAGGCGGAAGATGATGGAGTGGTATCCGATCAGGAGTTACAGGAGGTCCAGGAAGACCAGCCGGCAGCGCCAGGAACACAGCAGCCGGATCCGAAGGGTATTGAGGCATCATTTTTTGGATAGATTTAAGAAAGGGGAAAAAGAATTATGCAGCACATTAACTTAGAAACATTTGCAAACGGAGCATTTACCGCGCAAGTAAACCGGGCGATCGAAGAGGTCACGAAGAACATCCAGGATCCGAACACGGATGCCGGCACAGCGAGAAAGATTACGGTAACGATCGCATTTAAGCCGAATCAGGAAAGAAACTTCATTGCAACCGGAGTTCAGACGAAGACAACCCTTGCACCGGCACTCGGAGCAGTCACTGCATTGAGCATGGGAAAAGATCTCCGCACCGGCGAAGTGGAAGCAGTCGAGATCGGCAACCAGATTCCAGGACAGATGTCTGTACAGGACGTTCCGGGAGTTGTACCAGAAGCAGGAACTACAGTGGTAGATGGAAAAGTAATTGATAAAGCGACTGGAGAAGTTGTGGCGGATTCGGTTCCGGAACACGCAGGCAAAGTAATTGATTTAAGAACAGCAAAACAGGCATAGGAGGAGTAAGACGATGGAAGGATTAAAAGAAGCAATTGAATTTATCACAAATCTGAAAGAAGGCAGCATGGAGCCGAAGGTGCTTGATATCAACGGTAATACATACTGTAATAAAAATCTGACAAGATACCATTATTTTCCGAAAGCAGATTCCCTGAGTGTCAACACCCTGACATCCATTGTGGACTATATCAAGGGAAAACCGGAAGAACTCCGGGAGACCATGATCCTGCATGTGATCAGTCCGACAGAAGTAAGACTGTATTCCGGACTGGTGGACGAACGCAACAGGGAGGAGCTTATGCGGGCAGATGCCATTGTAAATGAATTTCAGTTTGACCGTTATTATGACCAGGAACGTTTTCTGATCGAGCTGCAGGCAAACTTCATTGAATCCGATGATCTGACTGTCCTGAAGCAGGTTGCCGGAAATATTGAGTCAGGAACAACGGCGAATTATGATGATGATGGTGTCAGCCAGAAAACCACAATTAAGAGCGGGATTGCAAATAAGACGGATGTGATCGTACCGAATCCGGTGAAGCTCAGACCGTATCGTACCTTTGCAGAAATTGAGCAGCCACAGAGCAGTTATGTATTCCGGATCCAGGACAGTGACCGTGGGCCATCCTTCAAGCTTGTGGAAGCAGACGGCGGTTTATGGAAGAATGCAACCATGAAGAAAATCAAAGAATATCTGGCATATGAACTGGCGGAGGAACTTGAGAAGTACCACATTACGATTATCGCGTAGAAAATAACATCTCCTTAAAAATAATATATCACACGTAACCTGATAACAAGAAAGCAAGCCGGCATTATGCAGCATCTGTTGTGTAAGTGCCGGCAGAAAGGACAAAAGGGAATGACATCGGTAATGTTTACAGTTCCGGGCAAGCCGCAGGGAAAAGCCAGGGCACGGACGTATTATAATGCATCAACAAAGAAGCACTGTTCCACCACACCGGATAACACGGTCCTGTATGAGAACTTCATCAAAGATCGGTATCTGCAGATGGCAAAGGGAGTGTTCCTGGAAAGAGAAAAGCCTGTGACGCTCCGGATTATTGCAAGGTATCTTCCGCCAAAGAGCGTATCG